ATCCGGTAAAATCACAAATGTTGATTTCACCCAAACAAAATTCGGCAATCTGTTGCAACTGACAATCACTGATGAACAAGGTGATCTGACTATTTCAACAAACGCATCGAACAACTTTGGAACTGACTTGATGAAGAAACTTCCAGCAATGGATTTTTCAAAAGAATATCGAGTAGCACCATTTTCATTTACCGGCGAGAATGGAAAAAATGTTCGTGGAATCTCAATCAGTGAAGGTCTTGAACAAGACAAAGATGCACCGAAAGCTTTGAACTTCTTCTACGATGCTGACAAGAAGAAAGATATCAACGGATTCCCTGAATCTGAATTCGATGCAATTATGAAACTTCCTGAAGGGAAGCGAAAGAACAAGTGGACTGCATACTTTGGAAAGATTGAAGACTTCCTTGTGGAGTACACTGAAACAAACATCCTTCCAAAGTTTGAAAAGACTGAAGAAGAGAAAAAGAAAGACGGCGACTTCTAATCGCAAAGCCCCTTCGGGGGCAATGGCGGGTTGGTGTAAAGGAAACACATTTGGCTCATAACCAAAAGTAAAAAGTTCGATTCTTTTACCCGCTACAAGTAATGTATACTGAATAAAGGTTCAACAGGTAGGAGAGAGAAAATGCAATGTCAAAGAAACGGTTGCGAAGAAGAAATAGAAGAAGGCTCATGTTCAGTTGGTACAAACATCGAAGTATGCTCGATAGAATGTGCAGACGAAATGTGGGAAAACTATCAAGCTGTTCTTAAAGATCAATTGCCCCTAGATTTAGGGGAAGGGGGTGATACATCTCGCTAGTCTAGGCGTTATTAGACATAAGGGGACACATCATTGTCCCCTTTACTAACTATTTATATTTATGTCAGAAACAGAAAAAGAAATTGACTTCGAACTTCCTGATGTGTCGGAAGATACACCAAAAGCAACAGCACCTAAAATTCACATTGGTGGAAGCACTTGTGAATCTTGTGAAGGCTAAAAAACTTCCTTACGATACGAAATCGTACACGCACGCCCCCACGTGAGTGATTTTTTTGTGCTGTTTTCTTTCTCTAGTTTGAAAATAGGTATCTCGATCATCACGAATCCCTTACCGGTAAAATGAATGACCACGAAAGCCGGCTGATTATAGTGATATGTATAATCAGGTTCACCGTGACCACCTTGATTTCGCATTAAAATCCCCTTCTTGCCACTGATAGCCATACCCCAATCAATCTGTTCTTCTTTTAAATCAGAAAAGGGAAGTGAATTTCGCCCACGTGTGTCTTTCATTTCAAATGTACACGAAAGGGGAAGTGGATTCGCTCGAAGCCAATGCCGAAATCGAATCGAGAATTTAGCTTCACGTTTTTTCATACTAATAAAATGAAATTACTTCATAACCATCAGGATTGAATTTATACGAATCATGAAACAAATATCCGATAAAAGAAGAACATGTTAATTCTGTACCAAATTTAGGTTCACCATTTGCTTGACTAAAACCCCAACGGATTTTTTTCTTGTTTAATTTTCTTCCACAAGAAGTGCAATGTTTCGGTTCATCTTTTCCACTATACATTTTTAATTTTACACCCATGACACAAACTTTGTTTTACTTTCGGCATCGTGCATATACTTTCGATGTAGAAATCTTTTTTCTTATAAAATGACCGCATTTTTATCTTTCGGAATGTCGCACACTGAACCAAAGCAACATCAGGCGGAAAATCAGCTTTAACTTTGGCTTTTTTCATTGATGAAGGTATTTATTTGCTCGTGCAAGGCTTGAAACTCCCCTTTCCCGACTGAAATTGCACAATCGGCACTAATCCTTGCCATTTCTGTTTCTGATTGGTGTGAAGCAATTTGAGTGATGTCAGACCGTTGTATTCGGATGATGTAACCACCATTTGCTTTAATAGCATGAGCTTCATTCAAGAAACGCACATCATCAACAACAATATTTGTTTTACAGGCTTTTATTTTAGTCACCCATTGCTTCACCCAATAATTCGGATCATCACCACGCCGGACTTCAGTGCCAAAGTTCTGCATCAATGCCCGCATCAGTGGGGGTTTGTATTCAAACAAATCATCAATGTCTTCAACTCGTGGATCACCACCGTTGTCAAAAACTAACAAATCCAACAAATCAGGGAACTTTGTTTTCAGTTCTTCAACCAACGCATCTTTGAAATTGATTTTGGTGAACCTTTGTTCAATCAACTTGTCTGAAGCTGTTGTTTTCCCCGACTGCATCAGTCCTGTGAATCCGATTATCATAGTAAATGTTTATTTTTATTTAAGTATTCGGCGTATGATTTTCGAACAATCAAGTCGGAAATTGAATGTTTTTCAGGGGTGATTCGTATATCTGAAGCATCAAATTTCACTTGCTTCCACGCCTTCTTTGAGTTGCTTGTCACTGTGTACTTTCCCAATAAATATCGAAGCGGATTCCACTTGCTTCTTTCTATTGAATACCTCATCAAGTTTATAAATGGCTTTTTCATAGTAAATGTATTATAGCGTTATCCACGTAATCAGTAAAGTTCAGCTATCCACTCCCCCACTCCCCCACCGCTTAAAACAAGGGTATTTTGGCACATTTGTGACACACATCGGTAGGGAAGGGAACACAGTGGTCAATCACGTTCATCCGAGATTTTAATGATGCTCGTACCCTAAATGTGAAATGCTGTTGAAGAAATCAATAGGATTTTTACCTTCGCAATGTGCTATTTCACCGATCACAGCCGACACATTTCTTTCTGTTGAAACACCACAACAATCACATAAGTATTCAAGCAAACCCATTTTTCGCATTACTCGTGGTCGATATGGCTTGTCATAAGTTTCAAGTTCATCCATTCCTACACATGCCCTTCCAATTTCACGCCAAAACATACCACCTTCAAAACATTCTTCAGGCACTTGTTTTAATTCAGCTTCATCATATTCTGCAATCAAATATGTTCCATAAGAACGGTTGCTTTGATCGAGTAAAACTTGTGATGTTTTTATCGGGTATACAATATAATTCGACATCATTGCTACTGTTTGTGCGTTTGTCCAAATGTACATAAATTAATTATTACTTTCTGCATATACTTTTTCACTGAAGTCACCTTTATTCTCTAGTGCTTTATGCACCGCACGATCCACATCACCTTTTGCAATGAGATTGATATATAGGTTCTTCTTCAATTTGTTAGCTCGTAAAATTCGCCCTTGTGCCTGATCGTAGTCAACAAATGAATAAGTGCGGGATGCGAATATCATCACCGGACAATCAGGAACTTCCCAACCGGCTGACACTTGTGCTTGTGCGATTAACACATAATCTTCACACGCATTCACTTCTTCAAACAGTTCTTTGCGGTTCTGTGTCTTCCCTGTCAAAAGAAAAACTTTCTTGCCGGCTTTCTTGAAGCTACTCGAAAGGAAATCAATTTGCTTTGTGTACTTACAAAAAATTATCATCCGTGGGAATTCGATACCGTATTCAAGCAACCGTGCCGTTTTGTTTTCTTTGAACACTTGTGCCGGATTATATTCATCACCCGCAAGCACACCGTTTTCAATCTGATGCCTTTTCCCAATTTGCACCAATGGGTCAGGGAAGTCAGTTTTGCATTCTTTGATGGCTTTGGTTTGTTCAGCCGTTAAATCAACATATTCGTTTTTAAAGGTCTGATCCGGTACATCGAAATAATCCGATAGTTGTCCAACAAATCCCAATTTATTAACGGCAACAGCCAATCGTTGCTTTGTGGCGTGGTCACTTTTTGCTGAATATATCTCACGCCCCGCCATTGGAAGCTTTACATAAAAGATATTTCTGAACCGATAAAAGGAATCCATCGAGTATTTACCTAAAATGACACCTGCACCCCACACTGTCATTGGTGATTTCACAACGGTGGCGGTCACTAGATACAGGCGTTGTGGCTTGCAAAAGTGAATGTATTGCTTCAGGGCGTAGAATAACTGTGAAGCCTTTGGGCGTTGCATTTTGTTTTTTTGGTGGGTGTTTGGGGTCACTCCTAAACAAGTGTGTGCTTCATCAACGATGATGGTGTCAAAAGTTATCCCCTTATCCACAAGTTTATCAACATCACGGCGAAACTCTTCTTTGGACATCACAGTCAGTGCCACATCAATCCCCATCTTTTCACACTCACGTTGCCAATTGCCATCATCACGTTGGGTTTTTGGGCATATAACCAAAACACGCCCCACAGCTAGTGCAAGGGCGGTTCGGGTTTTCCCTGAACCTGTACCCAACCAAAGACCTGTTCTCGATGGATTTGCATCCACAATTCTTTGTTGGTGTTCGTATAGGTTCATAGATTATATTAGACTTCGGGTCTTTCTCTTAATGCATGGTACAAAGCTTTCACTGTTGGAATATTCATCCTGATAGCATCTCGAAAGTGATTCCCATTTGGGCTGTACCTTTTTATTACTAGATGTTCATCAGTCACTTTTCCATCAACTGTTGTTGTCACCTTTTCAATGATAATTTTTTCAGGGAATTCAGCCATACACTTATTTTTTACCGATTAAACAACTGCAACTTTTTCGTCTTTTACACCGATCTGTCACCACTTCATACAATTTTTTGTCCTGAAGGAACGCCCATTTTCGAATCTTTACATAGTCTGATTCAAGAATTTTGATGCTTTTAAATCGTGTCTGACTTTTGTTAGATAACGATTCCGGCATAGCGTTCAGAATTAATAGTGTCTTCCATCACTTCGACAGGTGACTTGTTTTCAACAGCCATCTTGAAGACAACCGGTGAAAGACCTGACACAAGGGCAACACCCTGTTCATCATGTCGGGCGGGCAAGTTCTCACCGCTTCTTGCATCCACGTTCCAAAACACAAGGTTCGGACAACGGAAGCCAGCTTCAAGATACTTCGCTTTGATAACTTCCATGTTGGTGTGATTGTCACACGCTCGATCAAACTCCATATCACTGATGATATACAGCGTTTCAGGCATGTCACTTTCATCAATGTTGTTATCAACCGCCGTGTCCAACACAAGGTCAAAGACGGCTTGCAAGTCAGTGTTGTAGCCCCATTCAGCTTGTTCAAGATTATGCATTCGTTCTTGAAGTGTTGAACCAATGACCTTTTGAATCTTCGGTTCTTGACTGAAGGTGATGAAAGCATCTTCAAAGTACCCCTTGTTCTTTTCAGCAAAATACAATGCAAGTGATACTGATACTGACATCGGTGTTCCGCACATTGAACCGGACACATCAGCGACAACCAACGCATTTTTCCCCATTGTGTAGTCAGGAAGCTGATTCCACAACGCTTCGAGTGTCTTTGAATAGTCACGCTGTACTGATTCGTAAATCTGATATGGGTACAATGTCGAAGCATTGATTTTCACTTCACCCTTTTCAGCCTTGTCGATGAATGTTGAATATCGTTGTTCATCATGCTTTCGAAAAGCGTTCCGATAAATTCGTGAAGCTTGTGATGGCACGGCTGAATAATTAATTCCTTCCCATTCTTTGCCTGACATTTGCTCTTCAACTGTCTTGATAGTCTTTCGGATTTGTCGGATTACCTTTCGATATTTGATGTCACTCCATTCAAACTGTGTCGCAAACCATCGTGCTTTCGCTCGTGTTGTTGGTGACGATGCGTTGATTGTCGGCATCCATTTCGCAAGAAGTGACGGTGTTTCACTTTCAGCATCATCTTTGATTTGGTACTTGATGTATGCAATCGCTGTTTTGTTGTCGAAAAACATATCATCCCATCGTCCATATTCGGACACATATTGAAGGATAGTTTCAAACACTTCGGTGTGGTTCACTCCAATCCACTCAAGACAGATTCGGAACAAGTCACGTTCACCTTGACCGCCACGAACGTCACGCAAGTAAAAGAGAATCTTAATTGCTTTCAAACGGTCTTCACCAAACGCACGTTGAAACAACTTCAATGCCTTGTCGGGATTCTTTCGCATCGCCCCCGCTTGTGCATAAAAGTTCAACAGGGCTGAACCTGAATCAGTGAATGTCACCGCATCATTTTCAGTACGCCCTTTTGATGTATTCTCGTGAAGCTTGTTTATGAAAAGACCTGAATTTCGTGTCCGTTCGTTTACTGCGTTCACACCTATTTTGTTTATATGTTCCATAATTATTTATATCAAGACAGTTTTTGTTGAATTTTTTTTGTTGATTCTTCCTGAACAACATGATTTGGGTATGAGCCAATATCTAATGTTTGCTGTACCTGTCTTATTACCTATTTTATTAATGTGGAAGCGGTGGGGGTTGAACCCACATCCAAGCAGTTTTAACCAATTATTTTTGATTGCTGTCCAAGTCTTTATCAAGACTCATGGCTTTCACGCTCCCTTTTGTTTTATTGAATATCACGACACATTTATAACGCTCTACCAACTGAGCTAACAAGGGCGAACCCTTGTATTGGACTCGAACCAATGACCTTTCCATTAGAAGTGGATTTGAAGTTGCTGTGAGTGTCGTATTCAATATTTATACTTTTGGTCATTTTTACAAATGACGGAAATCAAGACTCTTATAAGTTTCAATTACAATGAAGTTTTTTTGAAGTTGCTGTTCGAGTCTTAAAAGTATTATATTCTACTTTTCTATTTATGCAAATAGCGTGCTGTGGATAGCGATGTGTACGTTATACACATGCTTTTACGTACGCAAATTTTCAGGTGTGATATTATATTGGTATGAATCTAAATAAATTACATGCTGACTGGTTTCAGCATCAGAAAGTGTCGGCACAAGTGCTTGAAACTTTTGGAGTGAAGACACACGATGATGGCATGATTGCCTTCCCTGTTTATGATGAACAGGGTGATTTTATATTTAACAAATACCGGCGATCACCGGAAAATGAAAGTGGTGCAAAGTACACATATGACAAAGGCGGGCGAATCTCTTTATATGGATGGCACTTAGCTAAAGACAGTGACACTATTTTAATCACTGAAGGGGAAAAAGATTGTTTGGTGGCGTGGTCACACAATATTCCGGCGGTGACTTCAACCGGTGGTGCAATGAGTTTCCAACCGGAATGGATTGAACTATTTGAAGGGAAGACAGTGATTGTTTGTTTCGATAATGACAAAGCCGGCGGTCAGGGAATGGCGAAGGTATGGAAGATGCTTGAAGAAAAATGCAAGCTGATGTTCTTACCGGAACGCACCGGTGTGAAAGATATTTCTGATTACGTCATGAGTGGCGGTGATTTACATAAACTGATGAGAACCGCTAAAGTGGTTGATGATGTTGAAGACCATCGGAATGAAAGAATCTCAATGTGGAAAAGCACGTGGTTTCACGATGTGATTATTGAAGAAGCTGAAGCGTTGGAACGGCGGAAGAAAACCGTGCGAAGTGATAAAAACTTTGGGAGTGATATTGAAAAGGCGAAAGCATTCCCGATTCCACAGATTATTGATTTTGTAAAAAGAAAAGCGATGTGTCCGTTTCACAATGAGCGAACACCGTCACTTCATTATTATGAAAAAACCAACACCACCTATTGTTTCGGCGGTTGTGGGAAATCATTCGATGCGATTGATATTTATCAGAAAAAGTTTGATGTCAGTGTGAAGACTGCTATCAAGGAAATGAATAATCTTTAGGATATGAAAAAAGAATTTCAAACAGGTCAATTGTCACCCGCACCTTTTTATATTGTAAAAGTAAGAAACGGTCTTCATGAAGTTAGACACGCAAATGGAAAAGTTATCTCAAAACATTCTTTAAGGAAAGGTGCTGATGAAGCGGTGTATTTGACAATCAAAGGCTTCAAAACAAAAAAAGTGCGAGTGATTGCTGACCGACATAGTGAATGGACATTCGAAGATTGTAACGGTGTGGTTAAAGCATCAAGTGACTTTTGGACTGGTTCACCGGTTATTTCACTGAACAAATGGATGGTTGTCCGACAAGCTTTGAAGAATCAGCAAAAGACGTTGTTGGCTGAAAAGAAGCCAAAGAAAGTGGTTGTTTCAGACATGCGATATTCAGTCGCAACGCCATATTGGTATATAGACACATTTGGGAAAGTGCAACACGCCACGTATGGAAAGAATGCTGTTCACAATAAAAGAATTAATGCGGGCAACTTTTATTTGAACCGTAGTCAGGCGGTGCAAGCACAAACTAAAGTTTTATGAAATTAAAAGCTGTTAAAAAAGAAGTACAGAAATATCAGTATTTTGAAGACACTTCAATTATTGATTTGACGTTGGCTTCGCTGATTGCAACACGAATGAATCTCGGTGATCCTATATGGCTTGTAATCATCGGAGCATCTTCAGGTGGTAAGTCACAGATTCTTCGCCCGATGTCACTGACTGATGCGAAGTTTATCCACAGGGTTGATGATTTAACTGAAAATACTTTTCTGTCTGCAAAACAGGGTGATGAAAAGAATTCGCTATTGAAGCGAATTGGTTCACGTGGAGTAATCGCCATTAGTGATTTGACGGTACTCTTTTCAAAGAACGCTGAATCACGCAACGCTATTCTTTCGCAATTCCGTATGATTTACGATGGGGAAATGACAAAGATGTCAGGAAATAGTTCTGAAGCGAATACGTGGAAAGGGAAGTTGGGTGTAATTTCCGGTGGTACGCCGTCTATATATGAAAAGTTTGAAGAAGTGGCTGATATGGGTGAGCGTTTTATTTACTACCGTATGAAGGAATATGATCCTGAAAAGGCGACAAAGATTGCGTTGAACCGAACTATGCTTGGAAAAGACCTTGATGATGAACTTGCCGGTTTGTACGGTGATTATATGCGTGACGTTGGTGTTACAGCGGAAGAGAAAGAAGCGGAATTTGATTTGTCGGAAACCGTTAAAGATAGAATTATTGAAGTTGCTATGCTTGCTGAACGCATTCGTACCGTGGCAAAGAAAGACTGGAAAGGGGAAGTTATCACAAAGATTCCTGTTCCTGCCATGCCGATGCGTATTGCGTTGCAGATGTCTAATATCGCCAAAGGGCTTATGGCTATCACGTTGCATGAAACCGGTAAGACCACACTTCAAGAAGACCACCTTCATATTCTTGATTGGTGTGCATTTAGTCTAGCGAATGAAGAAAAGCGGGGTGTGCTTCAAGTAATCGCAAAGCATGACTTTGGGCTGACTGTTCGAACATCTACCGTGGCTGATGTTGTGGGTCTTGATACTGAAGTGGTGCGGAATGTACTACAAAACCTGTCGGCTGTTGGCATCCTGACACGTGATGGTGACGGTTCAAACGGTCTGTTGTGGAGTATCACCAAAGAAAGCGACTGGAAGGTGCTTCGCCGGATTGCTGACATTAGTGAGTCAGTGAACCTGAAGGATCGTGAAGTGACAGTGGAAGAAGGGATCGAAGAAGTTGATAGTGAGGATTTTTAAGAAAGCCAATCGTGAATGATTTTAAGGCAACTGTCACATAATAGTGGGTTGCCTTTTTTCTTGTAACATTTTTTACACCACATTGTCACGCATCCAATTTTTAATCCATTCAATATCACGTTCGAATGAAAGTGGTTCGTATTCTTCTTGAACTTCAGCAAAAGCGATACACGCATTGGTGTACTCACGAAAGTCAGTGTCGAATTTTTTAATTAGTTTTTCCATGGAAATTCAGGGTAGGTAACTTTTCCTTTATAGATAACATGTTCAATCTTCCAATCAATAAATACTTCAAGTGTGTGTTCATCTTTTCGAATAGCGGTGTATGTGCTTCCGTTTTCTAACAAACAGATTGAATACATATATGAAAAAAGGCATGTGGATAGTATCGGTGTCATATTATTTAATGAAACGTGAAGGTTTGCAGTTCAAACATATTGCTGAATAGTTTTTGCTGTTGAAAATCTTTTCGTCTTTGATTAATTCCCTGACATCAAATAGTTCAGCGTGTTCAATGTATTTTACAACAGGGAAGTGACACCTGACATATAAAGGATAGGCTTTGTCTGGTCTTTCCGCTTTGAATTCATCCTTTTCGGGAAATTCCTGATCACAGCAAAGGCATGTGTGGTTGCAATCATCCAACACTCTTTGTTTCAGGACATCATATTTCAGGACACGAGTGAGTTTTTTATATACTAAAACAGCTTTGGTTTTTTGTGCCTTGTCTTGCTCTTTTTTATCGTCAGAAACATCTTCAGTTTCATCTTTGTCTTTTAATACATCAACGGCTTCTTCGTATTTGTCACCGTATTTTTCCCACAACTTCAACAGGGGTTTCATGCGATATGCACCGTATGCGATACCTAATTCTTCAGCATCAGCATCATTTTCAAAGAGATTCGCAAGACGAATCGTGTTCAGTTTTTCAAAGAGTTCACCTAGTTTTTGAGACATATTTTTGGATTGTGGGTTTGCTAAAACAGCTAGTCGTTTCGTAGCCCCCATTGGGGGCTGTGAAAGCCACTTGGTTATACACCCATTTTATCGGTTCCTATCGGAAATGTCAATGGGGAGTCGGGGGTGTTTTGTGTATAAGTAATATTTACTTTATTTGTCAATAGCATATAATTTATACAATGCAATTAACAAAAGAACAGATACAGAAAAAATTTCAAAAAGAACATCCCCTTTTTGAAAGAAAAAGCAAAAATTATCGAAAGGTTTTATACCCTGATTTAACTCAAAAAGAAATTGGTGTTTTGTTTGAGATAAAAAGAAGGGAAAATGGTTTACATTGGGGAAATACTAATCATCCTGAACATATGAAAAAAATAAAAAATTATTTGATACAATAGTGGGGAAGTGAGTGGAGACACTTCCGAACATGCGACACTAGCCCCGAAAGGGGTTTTTGTTATGGTATGATTTGGGTAATGGCAAAAGCTCAAAAGAAATCGGTTGGAAGACCGACAAAATACACAAATAAAATGTGTGCAGGTGTTGATGCGTATTTGGAATCATGTGTTGATAGTTATGAAGAGTGGCATAAGACACATGGTGAGAAGTCGGACACCTATGAAAGATACCTAACTGTGAACCTTCCATTAGTTGAAGGATTAGCGGGGCATTTAGGTGTGGCACGTTCGACAATCTTTAAATGGGCTGAAGAACACCCTGAATTTTCAGACTCTTTGGAGAAGCTGAAGGAACAGCAAAAGAAAACATTGATAATGGGATCGTTGTCAGGAACATACAGCCCTGTCATTGCGAAACTTATGTTGTCGGTTAATCACGACATGGTTGAACGCAAGGAAATTGACCACACATCGAAGGGCGAAAAGATTGATGGCTTTAATTATGTAGCACCTGATGGCGACTCCAACGATTAAACCAACACTGAAACAACATCAGGCTTGGCAATATTTGAAAGACGATACAACAAAGTATCTTCTTTTTGGTGGTGGTGCGGGTGGTGGTAAAAGTTGGCTTGGATGTGAATGGCTGATTACTCAATGTTATTTCTACCCTGAAACAAAATGGTTCATTGCTCGAAAAGAATTAAAACGTCTGATGTCTTCATCATATGTGACGTTCAAAAAGGTCTGCAAGTTCCACAATATCCCTGACAGTGATTGGAAGCTTAATGGTCAGTACAACTATATTGAATTTAAAAATGGTTCTCGCATCGACTTGTTGGACATTGATGAACAACCACGTGATTTAGACTTTGAACGCTTTGGATCAACTGAATACACCGGCGGGTGGATTGAAGAAGCGGGTGAAACTACTTTCAAAGCATTCGATGTGCTGAAGTCTCGAATCGGGCGACATATGAATAAAGACTATGGTATCAAGTCAAAGTTGCTGTTGACCTGTAACCCAAACAAAGGATGGTTGTACCGTGTGTTTTATATGCGATGGAAAAAGAAGACACTGCCTGACAACTATCGCTTTCTACAATCATTGTATTCAGACAATCCCCACACGGCTGATGAATATGAAGAGAACCTGAATGAAATTTCAGATGTTAAAACTCGCAAGCGATTGAAAGAAGGAGATTGGGAATTCGATAATGACCCAACAATTATCTTTGATCAGGAAGCATTGATTGATGTATTCACCAACACTATTGAAGGTGACGGCGTGAAAGCATTGATTGTGGATATTTCTGATGATGGCGAAGACGCCACTGTGTATTCGTTGTGGAATGGACTGACTGAATACAAACGAATCAAGAAACACGGTCAAAACACTGAAAACATCGTTGATGATATTCGGGAACTTGCCAATGACGAACAAATTCCATTCAAGAACATTGTGGTTGATGCTATCGGCGTTGGTGCGGGTGTTGCTTCATCATCGTTACTCAAAGGTATTGTCGGCTTTAAATCATCGTATGCATCAATTAAGACTGATGAAAATATTGTGTCACTACCAAACGCCGGCACGTTACCCAAAGCCCCTGTTCTTGTATCGGATTATGCAAATCTTCGGTGTCAGTGTGTCTTCATATTGGCTGAACATGTAAATGAACATTTGATTGCATCAACAGTGAATGAAGACCAACACGATGTAATTATTGAAGAGTTAGCACAATATAAAGACATCACCGTTCCTGATCAAAAGCGGAAGTGTACACAAAAACCGGATGTTAAAGATGCACTTGGACATTCACCTGATGATTCAGACACATGGATAATGCGAATGTATCTTGTGATTCGTGGCAAGGTAAATCCAAAAAGTTCGAAGGAACGTGAACAGACTGTTTCGAAGCAAAAGTCACAGTTTAACCGTAATCGAACGAACATGGTTGCCAACAGCACAAAATGATGTGATACAATATCTGAAAATGGTCACTCTTATTATTTAATTCAAACTTCATGGCTGAACAAATTCAAAAACATGAAATCGGTGCGTTGATTCGAAAGATGGAAAGCGACTACCGTACAGGCACAACCACTATTTCAAAGTATGTGGATTTCAATCTGCTTGAAAACCTTGAAAAGATTGACGCTTATACAAATTCAAAACACACATCAGGTGCGGAAGATTCACTTGGAAGAGATAAACCTTTTTTCAATATTGTTACAAGTGCAATCAACATCTGGTATCGTGCCACTGACATTGACCGCAAAGATATTCGAATCAAATCAACAAAGCTGAAAGACACCACACGTGCTTTTGTTGCCACAATGAAACTGCAACAGTGGATGCGTGACACTGGATTCGGTGCATTCCTTAATAAATGGGGGCGGTCACTTGCGAAGAATGGATCATCAGTGCTGAAGTTTGTTGAAAAAGACGGCAAGCTGATTCCAATGGTTGTTGACTGGATGAAAGTTATCATTGATGCGGTCAACTTTGACGACAATCCAGTGATTGAAATCATCGAACTGACACCGGCTCAATTGAAGAATCGAAAAGGTTACGACAAAGACGTTGTGAATTCCCTTTTATCGGCTGTCGCTGTTCGGGAAACTCGTGATGGTCAAAAGAAAGACACCAAAGCAAATTACATTAAAGTATATGAAATTCACGGTGTCCTTCCATTGTCTTATATTACTGACAAAGAAGAAGATGAAGAAACATTTACACAACAAATGCACGTGATTTCATTCGTTGCAAAGAACGACAAGGGTGATGAATTCGATGAATTTACACTTGCCAAAGGTCGGGAAGCAAAAAGCCCATACATGATTACGCACTTGATTGAAGAAGAGAATCGGTCACAGTCAATTGGGTCAGTTGAACACTTGTTTGATGCACAGTGGATGAATAACCACACAGCAAAGGCAATCAAAGACCACCTTGACCTTGCATCGAAGATGATTTTCCAAACGTCTGATGATACATTCGTTGGTCAAAATGCTTTGTCTGCTATTGAAACCGGTGACATTCTTATCCACGCACCAAACGAACCGTTGACACAAATGAACAACAGTTCACACGACATCACACAGTTGCAAAACTTTGGGACTATGTGGAAGCAACTTGGAAATGAAATCACTGGTATTTCTGAAGCGATGATGGGGTCAACTCCAAAGTCAGGTACAGCGTGGCGACAAACTGAAGCGGTTCTTTCAGAATCACATGACTTGTTTGAACTCATGACGGAAAACAAAGGACTACACATCGAAGAAATGATGCGAAAGTTTGTGCTTCCACACCTGAAGAAGCAACTGAAGAATCGTGACGAAATCATCGGTGTTCTTGAAGACCACGACATCAAGCAAATTGATAGCAAGCTGATTAAGATTCAGACTGAAAAGAAAGTGAAGCGTGAAATCATTGACTCGCTAACACAAGGCGAACTTCCTGTTCAGCTTGATGTCGAAGCCACACAAGAATCAGTCAAAAGCGAACTTGCTGAAATGGGAAATGTCCGGTCATTCATCCCTTCCGAAATCGAAGACCTTGAATGGGAAAACTATTTCGAAGGGATGGTGTGGGAATCTGAAGTTGATGTTACCGGTGAAGCAAGTGCGACACAATCACACATGACAACACTGACAACAGTGCTTCAGACAATTGCAACAAATCCGGCGGTGCTTTCTGACCCGAATGCAAAGATGTTGTTCAACAAGATTTTGAGCATGACCGGTGCTGTTTCACCAATTGAAATGGCGGAAACACCAAAGCCACCAATGCCAACGGAAGCGATTCCAGCGGATGCGGTTGAAGTTAATCAATAAGTAAAAAAATATGGCGAACCAAAAAAAGATGCGTTATGAAAATAACGAACTCGGAATTATAAAAAGTACCTTCTCGGAAAACCCTGCAATTCTTCTAGCGTTGCGAAAGGTTTTCTTGCAAGTGGAACTGTCAAAGGCTGACATCGAAGTGCTGAAACCAATTCGTGAAAATGAAGTGGTGCAAGCATTGGTGCGGAAAACATATCTTCCAACTATCGAACTTGATGCCCCTATCGGTCAGATTATCGACTTGTGGCTGACTGTGGATAGTAAAGACAAGACACCAATGGAATCAGTTCTTGCATTGAAAGTTCGAACACGTTTGATGGAACTGATTGAAACTGGTCTTACTCGACTAGAAACCGATAAGACTGAAGCAACTGAAGTTGTTGTTGATTGGAAGCCTGATTATTCTTTGGAAGATGATGAATTGTATGTCGAATGGACTGCAAGAAATGGAGTTATCACACACACAGAATTTCAGATGTCACAAATTTCAGTGCTTGCAGAAAAGAAAGAAGAAACACCTGAACAAACAGCAAAGCGTTTGAAGATGGATTCTGCACGGTAAACGTGTGGTACAATATTATTAAATACGACACTAAAGTCTCTAAAATGACTAATGACTAAACATTATGAGTGAAACTCAAAAAGAACAAACAGTAGCAGTTGAAGAAAAAGTTGAAGTTGATCTTGATTTCAAGATTGAAGACCTTGCGGATGATGCTTCACCTGAAGATACCCAAAAAGCGATTAAAACTTTAACAGCACAAAAGGCTCATTGGCGGAAGAAGTATGAAGATGCTTCAAAAGTTGATGAAACCAAAGATGTGAAGACTGAAGAAAAGAAGACTGAAGTGAAAGCTGATACGTCTGAACTGACTCAATCTGACATCATCACATTAGCTCGAAGTGAACTTGCAGATGAAGACATCCCTGAAGTTTTGGAATACGCCAAACTTAAAGGTGTTTCACTAAAAGAAGCTTTGACATCAAATGTTGTGCAAGCAATTCTTTCAACAAACAAAGAAGCACGGACTGTTGCAAATGCATCAAATACCGGCAAGACTGCACAAACCACAAGCGGAACATCAGATGATGAATTGATGGCAAACGCCAAAAAGGGAATCATGCCTGACTCCGATGCAGATATGGAACGTCTTGCAAAGCTTCGACTAGGGGTTAAATAGGAAAAAATAGGTGAATTAATTCCTTAATTTTAATTCACATGGCTAATACAATAAGTTCACGAACATATCGTGACAAATACCGAATGGCGACTATCGCACAACAGCTTCGAAACCGATTGGTGGCTGAAGCAATCTGTGATGTTGACCGAACTGACAACAAGCGAATTCAATCACCATATGGTTCAATCCCATCTGCGACTGTTCAAGCTATTTCAGGAACATATACTGTTGATGACTTCACAACCACAGACGACACACTGACTGTAACTGACGAAGTTATTGTTTCAGAACACATTCACGATTTTGAAGACATCTTGACAAGCTTCGACATGTTCGCAAGCCGAACTGATGAAACTGTCTACGCTGTTGCTAACAAGATTGACCGATTCGTTCTCAACAACCTGACTGAAGATGCAACAGGTGCATACACAACCGCAGCGGGTGGATTCACAACTGTTGCAAACGTGAACAAGATCATGGGTGACTTGATCGGACTCGTTGCAGGGTACGCTGATGTATACAAGGGACTCTTCCTTGTTATCGAAAACACTGAAGTGACTGGCTTCATGCAAGCACAATCAACAAATGGTTTCAGTTTCGCTGATTCTGCTTTGAAGAACGGCTTCATGGATTCATACAACGGTGTGGACATCCACGTTGTACGATCAGGAACATTCGCAAGTGAAACACTTGGAACAACTACTTACACCAACGCCGGACACCGTGTCTTTGGAGTAAAGAATGTTGCGACATACGCTTCACCACGTGGAATTCGTTTCGAAGAAAAGATGGTTTCAGAGAAGACTGGAATGGAAGTTGTGACTTACGGTTACATCGGATTCAAGCTTTGGACTCCAAAGACTGCACTCGTTGTTGACATCACACTGACCGCCTAAATTACTCACTCCCTTCATTGGGAGTGTTTGGGTTGTGAAATGAGTTTTGTTCACCTATTTCTCAAATCGTAGCCCATACACTCTCATTGAAGGTAATCAATATAAAAAATATGGCAAAGAAAGAAGTACAAGAAGAAATTCAAGATGAAGCATTGGAAGAAACAACTGAAGAAGTAGTCACTGATGTGAATGCATTCGGAAACGCTGTCTACACCAAAGCAACTTTCAAGGAACTTATGGAAAAATACAAGAAGCAAAATCCAAAAAAGTACGCTATGAAAGAAAAAGCACTTGAAGCGACACTGAAGACATTGAAATAATTTCTACCCAACTTAATTGTTGGGGACAGATTATGATCTGTCACAATTTGTCTTCATTAATTAATTTAAAAATATGAGCATACAATTTTCAGACACAACAACCAAAGACGGAATCATCCAAAACATCGAAGATGAATGCGGATTCAATGATGGTGACATCACTGACAATCCGACTTTGCTTGCAAAATTCACAGGTGATGTGAACAATGCGTTGGATGAAATTTATGCTCTTATTTTTAAATCAGGTGGAGTGTGGCAATTCGATGACATCAATCACGCAAAATACCCATTCATTGAAGCTCAAATGACTTCAGGAAAGCGTGATTATGCTTTCACCACTGACCAACAAGGAAATCTGATTCTTGATATTTACAAAGTGATGGCAAAAGACGAAAACGGCGTATATCAAGAACTCACACAAGTTGACCAACAAGCCAAAAATACAAATCGAACCAATGTTGATTCGTTTTCTAACGGCTTGAATAAACAAGGGACACCGACACGATACGACATGACTGCAAATGGAATCTTCCTTGACCCGATTCCCGCTTACACACCTGATGAATTCGGAGTGAAAGTATTTATCAATCGGGAAGGTTCATATTTTGCACCCACTGATACTTTAAAGAAAGCGGGCTTCAGTGGACTGTTTCATTATCTTCTTGTGCTTTTACCGGCATATAAATACGCTCGTATTCACTCACTTCCACAAGTGACACGAATCGAGAATGATATAATGAAAATGAAAGGTGAACTGACAATCTCATATGGTCAACGATCACGAGACATTAAAAGAAAACTAATCCCGAATCGGGAATCTAACAAATAATAATTTATGGCTACTTTCAACAAAGTAAACTCATTCGTTGAAGCACTTGCAGAAAAGGTTCACAATCTTGGTTCTGACCAACTCGTGATTGCTTTGACAAACATTGCACACAACGCATCTTGGACACAACTATCAGACTTAACACAGGTTGCTTATACAAACCTTTCAAGTCGAAACATCACAACCACATCATCAACACAGACAAGTGGAACGTACAAACTGACACTGACTGACCTTGTACTTACGTCTTCAGGTGGAACAACCGGTGCATTCCGCTACGTGTACATCTACAACGACACAGCAACAAATGATGAACTCATTGGTTACTACGATTACGGAAGTTCAATTACACTTCAAGATGGTGACACATTTACTATCGACTTTGACGCATCAAACGGCGTTCTAACACTCGCATAATCATGAATAAATCTGAATTAGAATTGGAAATCACATCAAAATCTTTAAAGGTTATTGAAACAATTGAAGAAAATGATGCTAAGAAAAATGATGCAAATGTGAAGTCTTACATCACAAATGTGATGGAACAAGATGGAAAATCAGTTCGTGGGCGAAACATTGGTTGGTACACAATTGATGAAGGTACTGAAAATGAACAAGCATTCTTTCGTGATACACCTGTTGCAAAGCGTGATTGGGTTGATAAATTCACCGGAATGCTTAATAAGCTTTCACCCGAAACATTTCTTCGATTTAAAATTGAAAGTGTTGATGAAGAAGACCGAAGTGGATATGCAACAGTGATTAAAATGAATGAAGACAAAACTGTTTCTGAAATGCGTATCTTCATGTATCGAGATACTGCAGGAAACGAAAACACTTACGCTGAAATTAAGTAATAGAATATGGCATTCCCTAGTGACTACACAAAATATCAAGAAGTCACGATTGATGCAACGAAAGTAACCGCTGATCAGACTGATTTCGTTGTATATGTTGACTTGGCTGAACTTGTGAAAGCAGGTGCGGACATTTTTGATACGTGTCGCACTGATGGGGGTGATATTCGAGCAACAAAAACTGATGGAACAACTGAATTGCCAATTGAAATTGTTGCAATCGACACTACAGGCAAAACAGGTGAAGTTCACATCAAATTTACTGGAACACTTTCAAGTTCGACTGATACTGTTATTCGTCTTTGGTATAACGGAACTGACACACTTCCGGCGGTCACAGCAACCTATGGTCGGAATAACGTATGGACTGGTTATGTGATGGTTCAGCACATGCAAGGAGCGAATGCTTTGGCTAATGATGATAGCTCAAGTAATGGCAATGATGTAGCAACATCCACAGGTTCACCGCTTTACAGTCAGACTGGAAAGTTGTCAGGGAAAGCTATTGGATTTGTTAGTGCTTCACAAGAAAGTCTAGGAATTCCCGACAGTGTTTCACTTTCACCGTCAGCAGGTTTGCAGGTATCTCTTTGGGCAAAACCAACAGGAGATGGACACACGTTGGTATCCAAGCGAAACAATCCAAACTACGCATGGGAGCTCAACAACGAGAAATCGTTTTACAAAATGCGTATCAATGACAACAGTAATGATGCCAACAGTACGACTGCACCATCAATCGGAACATGGCGACATATTGTAGGGTCTTATGATAAAGATTTAGGTTCTGCAAACATTAAGATGTTTGTAAACGGTACTCAAGAGGGGTCAAGAAGTTACACAACAGCACTAAATGATACGGCTGTTCAGGTTGATATTGGGCGACGTTCATATTCAGGTGCTGAAAACTATGCAGATGCATCAATAGATGAGGTGCGTATTGCATCTGCACCTAAAGCTACTGGTTGGATTTCTACTGAATACAATAACCAAAATGCACCAGACACATTTTCAACTGCCGGTGATGAACAAACTTCGAGTAGTGGCACAGACTATCCAATCACAGCATCAGTTGGTGCATTCACACTCACAGGTGTTATTACAGCACTTCAAATTGGTCTTCAACTCATTGCATCAGTTGGTACATTTGCACTGACTGGGATCACAACAGGATTGAAATTCGGGAAGACTCTTATTGCGAACACGGGAACTTTCGTTCTTACTGGTATTGAAGCGGTATTAATCGCCGGCGGAAGACTTTCGGCTGAAGTAGGAACTTTTGTTCTTACCGGCATTGATGCGACACTCGCAATTCCACGGCGATTTTTGGCTGAAGTTGGTGAATTCACATTGACTGGAATTGACATCACTTTCCAATCAGGAAAAGGAATGATCGCATCAGTTGGCACATTTGCTTTAACTGGATTTGATGCCATTTTCGGACTTGGAAAAGGGATGGTCACATCAGTTGGAAACTTCACACTGACTGGATTCACTGTCACGTTTGATTGGGTTAAACGAATTACAGCCGGTGTAGGGTCATTTATTCTTACTGGTATTAATGCAATTCTTCGCCCTTCAAATATTTGGAGTAATCCATCAGACAAAAACAATGCTGATTGGGTTAATAAAGACAAATCTTAATATGACACCTTCAGAAAGAAAATTAATGGAAACACTTCAGACGATGCAAAAGCAAATCGACAGTCTGATAAAATGGAAGGAAGAGAAAACCCGACAACAAATTTCATTGCCGTTGGATGAACCTTCAAAAAACATTATCAATAACGCTTAATATATGTTTGTAACACCGAATCAAGAAACAAAACAACACCTTGAAACCAACGAAAGTGACCTTTCGGGGACAATTTACCGTTCAAGAAACATTGACCTTGATGATGCGGGGTATATTAAGCTTGCTGAAGTGGCGGTGTCTGTAATGACGGAAGACGATGATGCTGATTTGGACACTGTTGACGCAATGAATACATCAGACAATGATATTAAGCTAAATGGCGATGAAGTGTTTTCAGGTGAAATGAACATGACACCATTTAGCAACGGTTCAGGCGACACAAATCGCCCAAAACCATCAGTTGAAGAAGATGTGATTTTCTTTAACGAAACTGAAGTGGTATCTGATGGAACAGGTATCGCATACGAATCAAGTTCGAACACTTGGACTGATATTTCACTTTCGCTTACTTCAAACACTCCGACTGCAATGACTGTTTGGGAAACTGAAGGTGTGCTTGCGGTTGGGAATAACAATAAAGTGAAATTTGTAAAAGAAGACTGGTCAGTGGATTCAACAGTTTTAACCCTTCCGCCTGACTATCAAGTTTCTTCTTTAGCGGTACAAGGATCACAGCTTTTCATTTGTACTCGAAGTAAATCCGGTAAGGAAGCAATGATGTTCGTTGTTTCAACAATTCAAGTTGGTATTGATTTTGCTTATGGAGTTGGCTGTTTCGAAGTATCTTCAGTAAAGCCTTTCAAATCATCGGTGGCACTTCTTCTTGTAAATGGAAAACTTGTTCGCTTTAACGGTGGTGGTTTTGAAACACTTGCGGTGCTTCCTATTAATAACAGTGGTATTGAATGGGGTGATGCAAATAATGACTATTCAACCGCTAACAATCGAGGAATGGACATTGACGGCGATAAGATTTTTATCAATATTGCAAATGAAACACAAGATGGAAAGTTCCGAATTTTGCCTGACTTCTTCGCCGGTGTATGGTGTTTCGATAGTCGAACTGGTTCTTTATATCACCGATATTCCCCAACATGGTCACAGGTGCAAATTTTAAGTGGGTTTAGCGTAACGGTTGATAATACAAATGACACGTTCACCCTAACATCAGGGAATCTTGATTTAGTAAAAACTGGAATGCCAATTCTCTTTAAAGATGGTGGCACACCGGTGATTCCCCAATTGAAGCAATCAACAGCGTATTACATCATCAAAGTTTCTTCGACTGTGTTTAAATTAGCATATACTTTTGCTGATGCTGTTGCCGACACTCCGATAAACATCACAGGAAACGGAAACAATAATCAAGACTTTTATATTCAACTAACTAATGATTACGGATTCGCAACATATGATTCACGGTCTGCATTAGCTGTGTTGAATAATGAATTATTTGATGACACTTTAATGGGGCGAATCTGTATTTCTGCAAATATTTACGGAAAACAATCAACATCTGAAAGAACTTCAGTGTGCGGTGTGTCCCCTTTCCTTCCGAATCGTGGCTGGTTTTCAACACCACGTTTGAATTCAAATGCATATGAAGACGAATTCACAAATGCGTATATTAAACATGCACCACTAAGCGGTGATGATTTAATTATTTTGAAGTACAAAGATGTTGAAAAGCGTGATTATCCTTTCAGTTCAATCCTTTTCGACACAAGTGCAGACCGAATTGGAACATGGGTTGATACTGATACATTCACCACAACGGCTGACCTTTCAATGGTTGTTGCCGGTGAAGAAATTGAAATTATTGCCGGTGTTGGTTCAGGACACATCGCTTTTATTACTGAAATCACTGAAGATGCAGGGATGTATACAGTGAACCTTGCGGAAGGTTTTCCATTTGTTGAAGCAAGCGATGTAATGAACTTCAATGTCGATAACTGGAAAGAAGCGGGAAGAATTACAGCGGACACACAAAAAACTGGTGGTGGTTATAAATTCCCTATCGGGAAAAAGACCAAAACTCTTCAGGTAAAAGTTGAGATGAGGGGGGTCAAAATCAAGATTGAAGAATTAATCGTCAACAACAAGCCGTTCAAGCTCGTGGTATAATCAAACTAAATATGGGATTCTTAGATTCAATTAAAAACTTTTTCACCGGTGGATCATCACAATCTGCACCGGCACAAACGGCAAGTACATCGCCGGTGACTTTTGGGCTTCCACAAAGTTCAAATACACCGCCATCAATAAGTATGGCAAATAATACAACCACACCGGCTGTTGTAAATAAAAAACCTGAATTTAACCTTCAGTCTATTGTTGACAGTAATGTTAAAAAGTTTGGAACAAACGAATTGAATCAATCGGTTATTCCGGCTGACCAAATTGATACACCACGGACAAATCTTAATGAAGTGCAAGGGGCTGTTTCATCAGCAACATCACAGTCACAAGGTGCGGGATTCAAGGCTTCAGACAACAAAATGACTGAAGATGTTGCTGAAGGAACAGATGAAACATCACCGGCTTCAGTGCGTGAGCAAATCCAACAAGGATTGATGGATGTTTTAAATAAAGATACATCTGAAGATAAGGCACGGCTTCGAGAAGAAGCGGGAATTGAAGAAAAAGCAAAGACTTCAAACCGAATTTTGAACCAACTGCGAACAATGCGTGTTGACTTTGAAGCAAAAAAAGAAAAATTGGAAAACGAAAACAATCGTGGTCGGTCAATGGGTGCGATTAATAACGACATCAATAAACTGACAAAAGACACAAATCGAAACCTTGCGTATAAGTCTATTGAATATGATATTGCAAACAATGATTTGCAAAGTGCTGAAAGGACTGTCAATGACCGAATTCAAGACATGAAAGATGAAGAACAAAAGCAAATTCAGCTATATAAAACACTGTATGATTTTGTTCAAGATGATATGTCTGAAAGTGAAAAACTAGAAGCACAACAAGCATTCTCTTCAAGTGAAGCTGAACGTGGATTTGAACGACAAAAAGAACTTGCACAATACAATTCCCTTCTTCGAAAAGATGAAGCACGACTTACTGCATCACTTCGATCAGCAGTTACAGCACAAGAAGCTGAAAGTGCTTCAAAAGCTCTTCTTCCATCACTACGTGAAAAAGCTGGAAACCTTACTGAAGCAATTGGAAATCTCGCAAATGGTGACACTGGAAATGTTGTTGGGGCAAACCCGTTTGCTCGATTCTCACTCACTCGTGTATTTAGCGGGAAAGATGAAGCTTTTATCGGGTCAGTTGACCAACTAACTTCACAAGAAACATTGGACACACTCATTGCGTTGAAAGCGAAAGGTGGAACATTAGGTGCGTTGTCTTCAACTGAACTTGATATGCTTGAAGCATCAGCATCAAAGATTGGAACGTGGCGACAACGTGATGAAGAAGGCCGAACAACTCACTATGACATTGATGAAGCTTCATTTAATAAAGAATTGAAGACACTTCGAACCCTTACTAATAAAGCAATTGTAAATGCCGGCGGAACTGTAAACGCTGACCCATTAGGGTTAGGTGTTGGACAAGGTGATCCGCTTAATTTAGGAATATAATATGGAAAAACTAACACTTGAAGAATTTGGACAAACAATTAAATTGCAATATCCTGAATATCGTGGAATGTCTGACAGTGAAATTGGTGAAGCCACTTTGACTAAATTTCCTGAATATCAAGACCGGATTAAAAAAGAAACCGGCTTTATTGCTGATATTAAAGGTATTGGAACTGGTATCAAAAAAAGTTTTAATGATGCTGTTTCTTCAGTTGATGAAAGTCAGGAAGCACAAGCCAGTGGCGAACAAAGCGGACTGAAAACATTTGGTCATACAGTTGGACAAACAGCCGGCTTTGTTTCTGACACTATCGGGGAAACTGTCATTGGTGCTTTGAAAGCGTTGACACCACAAAAAGCACAAGAAGCGATTGGAAGTGGTGTTGAAAGCGTTGCACAAGGTGTGGCTGAAACACAACCGGCACAAGATATGGTTGCGTGGTATTCAGAACTTGAACCTGAAGCACAACGTGATATTGATGCTTCACTTGGAGTGTTAGGGCTTGCCCTTGATGTTGCCGGTGGTGCGATTATCAAAAACCCACTGAAGGCGGGAGTCACACAAGCAATCGACAAGACGGCTGATGTTACAAAAGCGGGGGTGAACGCTGTTGGTGATATTGCGAAGCCTGTTGTTGGGGGTGTTGGGAACATTGCAAAACCTGTTACTGACACAATCACTGATATTCCACGGCGTGTTTCAGCAAATATGGATGCAGGGCGGGCAACTCGTGAAGCAATTGAACAACTTCCAACAGAACAAGCACGTATTTCAGTGCGTGATGGCATCGACATCAATGATGTCCGACAAGTGTATAAAACCACTGACCCAACGACACAGGCAAAATTCAAAGAACTTCATGAAGTCGTGAAGCAATTTGAAGCTGACCCATCGAAGACAAATCCGATTGAAATTGTTGGAAAGCCGATTGTTTCTCGATTAAGAGACCTTGATTCAAGAATGACCACTGTTGGAAAAGAACTTGGAGAAATTTCAGGCACGCTTGGGGATGTAACCACTGACGAACTTGTGCCGGCTGTAATGAAGAAATTAAATGATGTACAAGGATTACGTGGTCTGAAAATGGGCGATGATGGTCTTCTTGATTTTGCTGACACAACATTGGCATCAAACCTTTCAAAAGCTGACCAAAAAGCGATTCAAGAAATCTTTCAAGAAGCAACCACAGCCGGCACAGGTAAGGCGAAACACCTTCTTCGACAAGAACTTTTTGAGATTCTTAACGGTAAGAAGACATCGCTTGAAAACATGACCGGTACACAAGAAAAGGCGTTCAATGCTGTTCGTCAAGGTCTTTCTGATGTACTGGACACAAAAAATACCGCCTACAAAGCGAAGAATCAGGAATATGCAAAGCTTGCTACACCGGTGACTGAAATGCGAAAGATGATGAAACAACTTGATCCCGACATTGATGAAGACATCCTTGATATGAGTGCTGGTCTTCTTGCTCGAAGGCTTACAAGTAATTCAGCGACTAATCCAAAGATTCGGTTGCTACTTCGACAACTTGATGATGCAACGGCGGTCAAAGGTCAGACAACATTGAGTGTGGAAGAATTGCAAGACTTTTACAACGTGCTTGAACGATATTACGACATCGCCGGAAAGACTGGCTTTCAAGGTCAAATCACTTCAGCCGTTGAAAAAGGCGGAATTATGGATCGTATTCAAGACACACTTGGAAAAGTTGCCGGAAGAAGTGATGCTGTACGGCAAAAAGCTCTTGAAGACCTTATTGCTGATGCTTATCAGTAGACTTTTTATCTGCTTCAATCATCTTTGTAATTTTATATTCACTCCAAATCCACAGGAAGAAAGCGGTCAAAATTGGAATGACATATACAATTACAATGTAAAGCACAACCATTACTAGGATAAAATGTATCATTGCTTAAATAATAGCATAGAGTACGCAAAAATACAATTACTGTCATGTTGAAATTACTCACACAAGAAGTCATAAGTATGTTGGTTATCTTTGGGGTAATTCTCTTTGGTGCTATTGTTCATGCTACAAGTCAAATGAAAATTGCTCGTGATGCAAATACTGAATTCACTCGTGTGGATTTTCTCATCTTGACCATCATTGCTTCTTTTGCCGGCTTAGTGTTTGGATTGTTGGCGACACTATTCTTTGAAAGTGAAGTTGTGGTGATACTGTTTTCAGCCATTGGTGCGTTTCTTGGAATGGCGGGATTGAACAAAATTTCGAGTATTTTGCTTCAAGTTTTAACATCTCGAATCGAAAAATAATCATGAAAATCTTTCTACGAAAATTTAAGCATCAGTTGCCCTTACGGTCAGTTTTAAGTGCATGTTTTGGGACATTAATTGTATTTGCTATATTGACACCGGCTGTCTTTTCAGCACAATTTGCTTATGAATATTGGACACCACGTGATACATGGTTTGAATATACAAAAGTTGTTCCAGTCAAATCAAATTTTAAAACAGGTGAGACTTTACGATTTGATTCATTTGCTGAATTTTATAAAGCTGGAAGTGTTCAGTGGTTTGACACTCTTTATTGTTCTGATGGTGAAATAACTTCAAAATATAAAACTCAAATATTCCCACGTGAAGTCAGTGAACCAATAGGAAGAAGTGTCACAGATTCAGACAATAAAGCATGGCAATATTCTGAAGAAAAATTGGATGGAAAAGAAGTCGAATGTAAAATTTGTGGAAAAGTTGTTTTTCTCACACCAAATTTTGAAGTAAAAAAGAATCAAAATTGGGGATGTTCTGAGTGGTTTGGTGTTAACAGATAATTCAATAATATGAAAATACTTATTGTCCGAAGATACGCTTTCACCGACAAAAGAAAGCAAGAAATTGAAACAGCACTTGAATTCCTTCACAAATTCACGCCGTTGAAATGGTCAATCGAATACCGACAAGACAAAGATATTGAAGATCACATGGTGCTTGAAGGAAAAGACAAAGACAACCTTGATGAACACGCCATTAAAGCTTATGTGGATGCACCTGAATATGATTTTATCCATGTTGATTTAACGGATTTGTCGTGGAAGAAACTTGGACTTCGAAGCACACTATATGGTCAGGCTGAAAGAATTGACGGTCAAGGTATCACATATGGAAGGTGGACTGAAAGAAACGCTTCACGTGTTGATGATTTACCAAAACACCTTCACTTTTTATCGGAAGTAGGGCTTGGAATTGTGCATGAAATTGGACACATCCTTTCGTATCAATTTAACATTGGTTACACATCCCATTACTACTTTTATGGGTATCAAAACAAGGTGACACGACAACAAGAAGCGAGTTTGAAGCCGAAACGATATGCTCGAACACCTGATCCTGATGTTTTCTTCAAAGACCTTGCTTGGAATGATGAAAAACCGCCCGAAACAGTCAAAGGATTGGCTTACAAGGGCAATCCATCCATATCAACCATTGTCTTGCACCACACAGCCGTTTCAAGGGCATCACAGCCCCTTCAGAACGATGCAGTCAACAATCATCACCGAAGTAAGTGGAATATGGTGTCAGAACTCGGTTTTTACATTGGATATAACTTTTTCACTGAACCAACTGGTCAAAGAACCCAAATGCGAAAGATTGGTGAAGAGACAATCGCACAAGTTGGCAACAACTGTGACGTTCCTGAACGGTGCGGAATGGTTTCATACTGCATGGCGGGCGATTTCCGAAAAGAAAAGCCAACACAGTTTCAAGTTGATGATTTTGTGAAGTTTGTGAACGAGATTCGTGCGAAGTACCCGAATGCTATAATTAAACAGCATAAAGATGTGCAAGAAAATCGAACATGTGCCGAACTCCCCGCTTCAGAAATCGAAAGTTGGTTCACCACCATTCCCGATAAAGAAACAAAGGATCAGATTATCGCACGGCTGACTATTGAGGATGAAAAGCTTTCAGGAATGGTCAAGCAACTGATTGCGATGGTGACGGTACTTATTAAACAAGTAATTAAATAAATATGATTGAACAACTAACAGCACTTTTATCATTTGACCCTGTTCTTATCGGTATTTTCGCCGGTCTTTCAATGATGACAGTTCAGATGCTTAAAAGCACTTTCGAGTGGGTAGGCGATAACGCAATGGCGGTCAATATGGGTCTGTCTGTATTTTTTGCCACAATGATTGTGCTTGAAATCACATCAGTGCTTGGAATTGCCATTCTTACCTTCCTGATAATGTCTTCAGCTTCAGGTGTATATAGTGCATCAAAATCCACAAAAGTGATTGAATTGCCCGATTACGATGATGCTTCATAGTACAATATAAAGATACTCCAGTGGAGTAAAGGCACTAAGTGTCGGCGTAAGATACGCTATTAAAATATAAGACATTAGCTTATTCAATATTTTCTAGTTGTTTTGACACTACTTGTGCCATCACATGCGGTTGCTGAACCATCAGTATTCGTAGCAGAAATTAAAGAAGAGGTGATCGAAGTTGCTGAACCAACATGGGAAGAAGTATTTGCAAAACTTCCTATTGATTTACAAGCAACATCGAGGTGTGAAAGTGACACTGATGGCGATGGAATGCCAAATCTTGATGCTGAAAATCCTTATTCAACAGCAACAGGGATGCTTCAGTTTATTGACGGTACATTTGCATGGGTGTGGTCTGAAGTCTACGACACACCGGTTGACTGGACACTGAAAGAAGACCCTTTCATTCAAATGGAACTTGGAATGTGGTTGTATGACCGATACCACTTATCCCATTGGCAATATCCATGTGGGACACTCCACGCATAAGAAAAACCGCTTGAAATTAATCAGGCGGTTTTTTATTTATTCAGTTGCATCGGGAAGTTTTTCCCAAAATTCATCGAACCATTTTTGTCGGTCATTTTTACTCATGTTTTCTTTCGAAACATCTTCATGATACAACTTTTTGAATTCAACAAGCGTGATGATTTTTTCAGCCATTATTCAAGATTTAGTTTTGTAATAGTGTAGTCACCACACACACGAACTTCTTTTTCCGCTAAGAAGACACAGTTTGCTTCTTTGGTGTAGCTTTCTACATTATAACACTCATCCCCGCACACCTTATAGTTCGCATCGGGATTTGATTGCGGGTCACAACTACTGAAAGCCCACACAAGCATTCCACCAATTAATAATCCAACGATCCACGCAATAAGTGTCTTTTGACCGTCTAATTCATCGTAGTCTCTCATAAGATTTTTCCTAAAATGTCGCCAACACATTTTTCTCGTAACTCAATCATCTTTGTGTCGTTTTCACGCTTCACCGCTTCCATTTGTTTTAACGCAACTTCAGCCAACTTCTTTGTGCCGGCTTTATATTCAGCTTCTTTTTGGTCAATCATTTTGTTGACCTTCCCCAACACTTCGCTTCGAATCGTTTTTCCAAACATATTATGGTCGATTAACTAACAATCCTGTTGATGAATCCATTCCACAGTATGAAGTACACCCCGCACCATTCCACTTTTCAATACGTTGCAGTTCAACATAGTCTTTTCCACCTTGTGATGTCACCGCTTCAGCCTGAATTCGAATTGCTTCAGCTTCACCTTCAGCTTGTACAATACGTTGCTGTGACTCGAATTCAATTCGTTTCAGGTCATTTTCAGCCTTTAACGCTTGTTGTTCGGCTGTCACCTTATCTTCAATTGCTTGATCAAACGATGTTGAAAATTGGAAATCAACGATGTTCATTCGGGTCACTGTGATGCCTGTTCCATCTACCTTTTCACGCAACGTGACTTCCATCATATCTTTCACTTCAGCACGTTTTGTGATTAGCTCTTCAGCCGTAAATTGTGCAGTTGTCGCCTTAACAATGTCTTGAATTATCGGGTCAATAATTTTAGCAACCGCAATATTTCGAGTTTTATACTTTGTGTAAATTAATTCAACTGAATTTAATTCGACTTCATAGTTCACCGCCAATTGTGCTGTCACAATCTGAAGGTCTTTTGACGATGCTGATGCTTGACGTTCCACTTTGTCTTCACGAATGTCAAACTTTCTCACACCTTCAACCAATGGGATTTTCCAATGAAGCCCTTCAGACTGCACACTCTTTACTTCACCGAATCGCAAGACAAGCCCACGTTCACCGGCATCGACTGTGTAGAATGAACCTAAAACAATGACTAGCCCAATAATTCCGATAAAGACAAAGAATGCCAATTTTAAGTTCCGTTTAATTTCTTGCATCCTTCTTTGTTCGTAATTCATTTCCATAATGTTTATCTTATTTGATTAATTGCACTTCCACACTTCAATTCCATCAGTTGTTGCATACAACTCATAGCGGAATTCACCGGCTGTTGGCTCACCGAAGGTTATTTCACCACCTGTTACTTTTCGTAAAAACTCACAGTCTTCAGAAAAAGTTGAAATACTTGATGTTTGCGGTTCAGGTTCACTTTTTAATAGGTGGTAAGTGATAGCCACGATTGCTGTGATTATTATTAGTGTCGCTATTTTTTTTGTATGTTTTGGCATATGCTGTTTTTCTTTTTTGTTTACAAGTAAAGCAAGTGAATTTTGTCATTGTTTTAATTTGTCTTTCGATTTCAGCCCCGCAAATCGAACACTGTGTTTTAAAACTCTTCACCTTTTCCAACGTCAATGACAGGAACGCCAATTTCTTGCCACATCCGAATGACGACAGGGCGATCATCAATCATTGTTTCAATTGGGTACTTGTCTTTGAAGTACATTTCAAACATCTGTTGCTTCACTTCAGTATCAGGGCGTTTGTCACCTGAATTTCGCATGATGATAGTCAGTGGGTCAATATCAGTGTATCTTGCAACCCACTCTTCAGTCATTTCACGATAGTCTTCAGGTCGTGCTGTCAACAGAATAATGTCGTGACCTTTTGCTTTATACTCCATCACCAACTTCAGCGTTGATTCTATCGGTGTATCTTCATCCATATGAGCAAAGAAGTTTTTCCAATCTTTCTTCCCTTCCCCTTGCACGTACATTTGACGTTCTGAACAATCCGCAATCGTACCGTCAATGTCGCACAATACGAATGGTTTTGCCGGTTGTGGCACTTTCTCAAACTGGAAGCCCATCCGATAAATGACATGAAGCCCCACTTTGTCACGCTTTGCTTCACGAATTAGCAGTTCGTCAAACGGTGGATTCTTTTCGAGTGTCGCCATTTCACTGTTGGTTTCTTTGGCGATTGTAAGCCACATTTCCTTGTGTTTATCGGATAGGTTTGTATCGTCAATAATCACACTGATACCTTTTGCAAGGAACATCCGACACAATGCTTTTTCAGCATCAACAGTCAGACCTTCATTGAACCCACTCCATTTGTCGAAGTGAAGCATGGTTCGAAGTAAGTCACGGTTCAGTCGAACCCAACTTCCTTGTTCAGTCAGTTCTTTTGCTTGTGTCGATTTACCCGAAGCGGGAAGCCCTTTCATCATTATTAGTTTAGCCATGGTTATTTTATATATTTGATTATTGCCACAAATCTGTTTTCGAACCTTCCAGTCATTGTTTCTTCTCTGAATTCGATTGCCCCGTTTTTCATTAGTTCATCAATTAATTTATGAGCCAATTCGATTTGAACGTGCGATCTGACTCCCATTTCATCGTGCATCAAGTTTCGGTGGTTAACCATTAAAGTTGCAATCGCTTTCCTGAATTCATGATGGCACTGAACAACTGGAATTTTTGGTGTGGTGAATTCTTCTCTGACCACTTCCTTTTTTTCAGTCAGCTTCAGAAACCATTTTATGATTGAATCAATCATGATTCTTGATCATTTACATTAACAGTGTCATTCAACACATCCTTATAAATTTGAATTGCTTTCTTTGTGGCAACTCGTTTCAACACTTGGAAGTCAACCGTCTTCACTTTCTTGCTGATTTCCCAAATCTCTTCAGTGATCATGTCGTGATATGCCATTGAAGCAATACGTGGAATTTCGATTCCAGACAATCTTCGGTCAATTTCCGGCTGTAGCTTCGACATCTGCTTGTTGATTCGTGAAAGGGTCATGTATTTGTTCACGATGTACATTTCCCAATAGGTGTCGGAATGCTTGTTATTTCCACCGAATGCCACACCGTTATTTTCAAGAAACTTTTCGGTGACAATTTTAGCGTGACAATGATTCCCCCACTTATCTTTATGGGCGTAATTCTTAATCACGACACCTTCACCGTTTTCACCAATTGATGATTTGCCAACAAACTGCATCAGTTCATCTTGTGTGGCATTTTTAAATGTCCCAAAGATTTGCGGAAATTCCATCGCATAAGTATCAGCCGACAATTGCACATGTTCCATCGGAAGATATTCTTCAGGCTGAACCACGATTCCATCAACACATTGGTCACATTTTGAACCGTCACTAATTGTTTGACCACTCACACAGTTTTCACATGCAACGGTTTCATTATTACGAATAGTAATATCAAAGAGATAAAACTTTTTCATCTTTGTCGCATCATACGCAATCGTGTGTTTCACAAGCCATTCACCATTTAGACGATGGTTCGGGTAGTCTTTGAAGTATCGCTTCATTCCTTCATGCTGATTTACGTATTCCACAAAGCCGTTAAAGCTTTCAGTGGGATCAGTCAGGTGTCGGGTACGTGTTCCGCACTGAAGTGTGCCGTCTTCACCTAACCAAATTGACACGTTTGCACCATCAACTTTTTCTTGAATCACACAGTCACCTTCAAGGATGAAGTCAGTTTCTTCCTTTCCTAACCGGTGAATCTTTGGATATTTTCTAAACATATTATGCTTCATTAATTACTCGACAGTCTAAATCTTTTTCTTCAACACCACGGTCTTTTGCACACTGATTTGAACAATACATTGGAATGCCCATGTCATTATCTTCAAGGTAAACACCGCACATTTCGCACGTTTCACCACTGATCATACTGTCTGCTATTTCACCCATAATTATTTTTGATTACACACATCATGGAATACAACCCACGCATCTTGTAATGGAATTGAAGTGCCTTGCATGTTTTCCATCACACAATCATGATATACATCAAGCCCTTCAGTTCTTTTATCGGCTGATGTGTTCACTGCAATAATGAGCATCAAACCGGCAAAAGCTACCGCTAGAAAACAAAGAACTCTAATCATGTTTTGGCATGTTAAATGTCAATGATGGGTTCAACGTCAACTTTGCAACACCGGTCACTTCTTCTTTTTCCTTAATCTTCGCAAGTTTTGCTTTCACCGCATCAACTGCATCACTATACTTGTATGACTTCAGTTCTTTCACAAGGAATTTTCCAAATTTTGTTTCAAGTTTATCGTTTCCTTTTTCACTCATATCTTGAATGATTAGTGGATTGATAGCTTTGATTTTTAGGTCAATTTCTTTTGCTTGTGCCTTTAGGTCTGCATACTCTTGATAAATCTTTTTCATATTCGATATGAATTATTTTGTAACTCATTTAGTATAACGTACAGCACGCAAAACACCAACTACTTATCCCCATTTTTAATCAAACGCATTGCTTCCCAATAGTCAACAAGATTTCCGTACATTGAACCCGATAATGAAGTGGCGTAATGCTTCCAAAACTTAAAAACTTCTTCTTTGTTTTTCTCATTTTTCACTAGCCACTGATACTGATTTCGATACGCTTCAAGTTCCTGATCAAAGCGGAATTTGTCGTTGCTTAAATATTCTTGCCACCACGCATCAGCACCGCCGATGTATTCAAGCTGTTGCCGGACATGTGTTTGTTCGTGAGCAATTAAATCTTCAGTCATTTCACCGGAAGAAGTTGTGATTAAATTTTCGTATGTAAAAATCACATTAGAATCCCAATCGACATTCCATTTCTTTTTAACGGCATCAAGAATCCACGATGGCGGTTTCTCATTTGATATTTTCACCCATTTCATACTAATTAAATCGGATATTATTATTTACAATATTCTTCAACTTCTTCCACTCACGCTTACGCTTCAGTTTCTTGTTCTTTGTTTTTAGTTTTTGTTTTTTCATCTTTTTTTCTTAATCGTGATTCCACTGATTTCTTTTGCATCATTCGCATGTGGTCTTTTGAAGGTGGATTCACTTCATGTCGCTTCTTCGACATCTTTGAGTAATGCTCACTAATGACTTTTTTGGTGTCTTTCATAATCTGTTCGGATGGCTTTTGCCACTTTCTTAATTTCTTGTCGCATAAAATTCCGTTCCCATTGTTCGATTGAACGCTTGTACTCTTTCACGTGACCATTAAGTCGAAGACCTTTGTTCATCGCTTCAAGTTTCCTTCCTTTGTACACAAGCGGTTCTTCAACAGTTTCCATATAAATCAATTTACACTGATTTTGAACTGAACCATATTTCGCCTCAATCAAAACGGAATAAAAATCAAGTTGCTTATGTTTTGCAACTTTGACGGCGTTCCAATAATATTCACCTTTTTTGTTTTTGTGTCCGGTCTTGTATTCCAAAAAGCGATTTGCCTTTGGATCAAAACTATCTAAATACCCCAACAACTTCACACCATCAACTTCGACAAGAATCCGGTGTTCAGGATGTGAATACTGTTCGATGTGTGCCACATCAGAATGTTTGTTTTCAAGTTTATCCCCGATATGATTTCCAAACATGGTTTCAGGCGTTTGGAATGAAGGTCTGTCTTCATAATAATATCGCATTCGATATTGATCCTTGCTTGAAAGCCATGTGGAGAAAGCAGACCACGATATTGTGTCCTTGTTCCATCCATATAAACTTTTTTTGTCATTGTGTTCAGCCATAATTTTTGTGTGGATTTGATGGGAATTGAACCCATGTCCATACTTCTTCCGCCATTCGTCTTTAATACAAGGTTGAGTGTTCGTACAACGTAGACTTCCCATTTAGCTGTTCACTTGCAATTCCAACGGTTGAGAAATCACAAGCTGTTTTGTACTTAGGCTAGGACTGCAACCGGAAGGGAGTCGCTAGTTTCAAAATACGGTGATTTGATTGCTTTTGCAATTAGATGTTTTGCACCTTTTAACGAATTGATGCGTTTCGCCTTGAATGAATGGTTTTAGAAAGCATGTCGAAGCCTTGCAAACCCGTTTCAGTACACATTGGGTCGATTCAATCCGTACTGATTACAATCGGGAAGTCGTGATCACGTAGGAGAAGTTAATGAATTATCAGAATATTATATTGTATGGTTTCCTTCCCGACTGTGTCCCCACTATAGCATTTGCGATGTGTACGCACAACTGATATTATTGTTGATGTGTGAATAACGTGGTTTGTAAAACTAACGAATCCACAATTATAATTAAGTACAAAAATAAATATATGGCACGAGAAACATCAGACCAAAAAGAGTTTGTTAGCATTCTAGCAAGCGATGGGTCATTAAGATTATCTGTTCCTGAAGGAACGGAAGGTGCAATCAAACGAGAGTACAAAGTGACAGACGAAAAAACCAAAGAAGAAGTGACAAAGACAAAGAATGAAATTGTCTTCAAAGCCCTATCCGGTAAAATCACAAATGTTGATTTCACCCAAACAAAATTCGGCAATCTGTTGCAACTGACAATCACTGATGAACAAGGTGATCTGACTATTTCAACAAACGCATCGAACAACTTTGGAAC